ACGGACTTCTCGCAAAACGAGTCGTACGCAAATGGCATTGTTGCCAATTACACTTCGGTTCCTACCAATAACGAAGCCTACGCTAAGGGACTCGCCATGACTAATCCAAATAGACCCGCGGTAGATTTACCCGTGTTTATCTGGGAGCTGGCCGATATCCCTAAGATGCTCCATGACTGGGGGGCCGTACTGTTTCGTAAACCTAGCTTCAGTGCTGGGAAGAACCTAAAGGAACTTCCTCGCTCTGTCGCACAAAGGTATCTCGAATATCAGTTCGGAATCCTCCCCTTCATAAAGGATCTCGAGAAGATCTTGCAATTCCAGGAACAAGTTCAAAAGAAGCTTGACTCCTTGAAGAGCTTAGATCGTCCCGGCGGGTCTGTTAGAAGCGGAACAGTCTTTAAGGTTGAGGACGCCAATTCGGGGTCCTCCGGCTTGATCTACCCTACTCCTGACTATCAGGAGCATCGTAGATTCTCGTACGTTGATTCTATCAAACGTAAGATGTGGGTGTCCACTCGTTGGACTCCTTCCATCTCCATCCCTCAGACTGTAGAAGACAGATACTGGCTAGCCTTTCGATTGGCCTACGGCCTTGACATTTCCTTTTCCACTTTGTGGGAAGGTCTGCCATGGTCGTGGTTGTTCGATTGGTTTTCCAACGTCGGTGACGTCTTAGCAGCCCACCGGAATACTATTCCAGTGGTCTCCTCTGGTTCCTGTCTAATGGACCAGCTGGAATCCCATCGTAAGATGGAGTCTGTCCAGCTTCCACTCAGCACTGATTCGCTGATTGTGGACTTTCCCTCCCCGGTGTTCGTGCGAAAGCAACGCACACCGATGGGTAGTGGTCCGCCGCAAGTCTCGTTCAATATCCCGTTTCTTACGGGAACCCAAACGGCGATCCTTAGCTCCTTGACGGTGCTTAAGGGCACTCGTTTAAGGAACTAAGGAGCCATCATGGCTATCGCAAATCCCATCGTGATCACTCTGGGGGGTTCTGGCGGAACCGCCAAATCCCTCCCGAAGATCAACCAAGACCAGTACGGCTCAGAGTATTATCTCCGAGAGGCTACACAGGATTTCCGGGTGAAAATCCGGCATACCCGTGAGTCTGCCAAAGCGGACGGGACTGTTCTCGAGCGTCATAACCTCGAGATCACCCAGACCGTCTTCGGCACGTCTGGCGCTCCAGATAGGGTTCGGCAGGTGTACGTCGTCCTTCGCAATACGAAGGCCGATACACTCGCCGACATCCAGAATCTGGGCACTGCGCTGTCCTACTACATGGACGCGACACACTTCGGCGATCTTGTAGGCTGGGTGAATTGACCTCGCGTTTTTATGCGTGGTTTTACTCCCTCGGCCTACTATTGATCGCCTTATTGTTCGCCGGCATTCTTGCCGGGTGCAGTAACTTCTCCTTTCGGCTTGGCGAGGTGTCCTGGGAAGGACAAACCGAGCCTCTGCCTTCAAGTAGAAGCGATGGTGCCGTAGCATTGAAGTAGCTACGGCCTGCGATCGCCCTTCCGTCATGGAGGTTTACCTTATGACTAAAAGGGAAGTAGATGGCTATGCAGATGCACTGTCCGCGGTCATTCTCGACTGCGAACAGTACTACCCTCAAGACCGTTTGGATTGGATACGTGATAGCAAGCGTATTCACCAAAACGTTTCGTCTAGAGGGTCGAAGTTTGTATTCTTCGACCTTCCTACCCTCTCTGACTGGCTTACTACCAGTCTTGAGGATGGACGCCTGAGCTCTGGACTCCGTCCGCCTTGCGGCAGACGTCGTTCCAAGAGTGACTTGAGGCCCCGGTTATTCTGGGGGCTCTGGTCGCGTCTTTTTGACGAACGTGGTCTCCTTCGAGACGACCTCGATCCTACCGCCCTTTTCCTTCTGATTACTCTTTGTAACCTTTGGAAAAAGGCCGAAGTTCCCTGTGAACCCCAACGTGTTGTTGAAGCTTACAGGGAGTACTTCAAGATCGAAGCCGCTATGCCCGTGTCGTCCACTTACTGGGACGGCGAAGGTTCGAATCCCGGGACCGTTTCGCTTGCCGATTACTCGGTGGGCGATATGTTCTCGGACTCGGACCCTTCTTTTAACGGGCTCTTGGAGGACTGCCAGAGATCGTGTGACTTTCTGATCACACAGCTGGGTTTCTTTGACCCAGATTCTATCACTGGCAGACATGGACCTGGAGCGGTTTCGGATCTACGGAGAAAGTCTTCTAAGTATGACTTCCCTACGTGGTCCGAAAGGCTAGAGGGCCTCTTTCCGTTTGATCTGCATGGGTGTAACAACCCAGATCAGATTTTCCGGATGAGTTCCCTCGGTGTATATCCTGCTGCCGATGAAGGTACATCATACCTCACCGACGTTCCAAAGACTCAGAAGGCCCCTAGGCTTATCGCCGAGGAGCCTACCTGTAATCAATGGATTCAACAGGGTATATCCGATCTCTTGCGAGATCGTGTGGGCTCTTCCCTTCTTGGCGTATGTATCGATTTCTTCGATCAGACGCCGAGTCAGGATGCCTGCAGAGCCGCCTCCGTTACCGGCTTGAGTGCCACCATCGACTTATCCTCAGCTTCAGATAGACTGAGTACTAGCACGGTCGAACGCGTATTTCGCAGGAATCACTCCCTGCTCGATATGCTTCGCACGAGCCGCACCCGGTTTCTGATGCAAGATAAGTACAGCGAATTGCC